AAACTATATGAGTTAAAAATACAAGATGAAGAAACAGATGAAATCTTTGCGATATCATTAGTTGAATCTCCTGCAATTGAATCTGATTTTATTTACTTTGGTAAGGAAGAAGTTCACTTTGCAAACGTAGATACAGAACAAAGATTAATTTTAGGACCTATTCTTATTCCAGATAAACAAATCCTAAGAGTAGATGGTGAAGGACAACCTTATCACGTTTACTTAAAGAAGGATACAATTAAGAAATTAGCACAGAACTATCTTAAAAACAAATATACTGATAAAGCAACTTTAGAACATGGTAAGAAAATTAAAGGTGTTCATTTAGTAGAAAGTTGGATTAAAGAAGGTTCTTTTGATAAATCAAATAAATACAATTTAAACTTAGCCGATGGAAGTTGGGTAGGTATATTTTCAGTAGATAAATCAGAAGAGGGTGAAAGAATATGGAACGATTACGTTAAGACTGGAAAGGTAAAAGGATTCAGTATTGAGGGAACGTTTACACATGATTTAGTTCATGCATCAAAAGTAGATATAGATAAAGATATAGATGAAATGAATGAAGTAGAAGCAAGAGTATTCTTATCTACTTTAAGAGCATTAATCAAAACTGATAATCGTTTCAAATTAAAAAAAAAAGTTGAAATGGAATCATACTCCGATTATCCAGATGGGGTAAAGGGGAATGCAAAGAGAGTATTAGAGTGGGTAGATAAGAATGGTTGGGGAAGTTGTGGAACTCCTGTTGGAAAACAAAGAGCAAATCAACTGGCAAAGGGTGAACCTATTTCGATAGAAACGATTAAGAGAATGTACTCTTACCTTAGTAGACACGAAGTAGATTTAGAATCATCTAAATCATACGGAGATGGATGTGGTAAGTTAATGTTCGATAGTTGGGGTGGTAAAGCAGCAATGGGTTGGAGTAGAAATAAATTGAGAGAGTTAGGTGCATTAGTAGAAACTGAACAACCATCAATCTCATCTTCATATCCAGGTGAAGTTGCTAAAATTAAAAAGAAAAAAGATGACACCAAATAATGTATTTCAAAAGATACAAGAGTTTGTTGCAACAGAGATATCAGTAAATGAATTTTTATCTCTATTGGAAACCTCATCTCGTACTAATAAAATGAATATCAGATGGAGAACAGAAGGTTCTGCAGATGGTAGTGGAAGACCACCACACGTTTCTCAACACTTAATGTGGTGGGATAGTGGAGCATATGTAGGTGGAGATGCAGGTGGTAGTTTTATTAAAGGGATACAAAACCAATTAAACTTACAGGTAACACCTGGTAGTAACAATTGGAGAACTCTTTCTTACGATAATATAATAAGTGTTACTTTCAAAAAAAGATTATATAAAATTAAATAAAAAAAAATTATGAGCAAAGTATTCAATCAAAAATCGTATGTAGAGAACGGACAATTCTCTGGAGGTGCTAACATATTAGCAACATCTGGTTCATTATTCATGTCAGAAACCGGTTCATTTGGATTTGTTGCTGGTGGATTATATGTAGGTAATCAAGGAACATTAGTTGCTAAAACAATTGATGGTTCTATCATAACCTTTGTATCTGCATCAGGATTTATTCCAGGTATCTTTACTGCTGTTTCGTCATCATCAACTGCAGGTGCATTTGTAGCATTCAGATAATAACTAAAAACTAAGAAGCTTATGTATTTTTCAAATACAAACTTAATTAAGTCAGTTGTACTAAATAACAAACAATCAAGAGGACCAAGGGAAACTTGTTACTACTACTTCTTTGCGAATGCTACTGCATCTCCAACAGGTGGTGATGGAGTTCCTGTTACCTTTACATTTTTTCAATGTGAAGATTATAGTACACCTATATCGGTAACACTTCCAGGTAATCGATTAAATGGAGCAAACACATCTTCAATGGTTAATCCATATTGTGGTTCTGCAGAAAGAACAAAAACTGATGTACCTTCTGGTTCACTAAATAATCCAAATGAGTTTTTCTATTCACCCTATCCTTGTCAACCAGAATATCAGTTTACTACATCAAGTGGTAATTTTCAATACGCAACATTTGGTAGATATAATGCAATGGCAACTACACCATATACATTAGCATCGTGGATTCCTAGTGGTTCGTTATCTTATGTATATCAATTAGTACCATCAGGTAGTACACTTGGTCCAATTGCAATTGAATCAGGTTCTGCATTTTATTCAGGTGGATGGTTAGTACCACAAGGAACAGCAGAACAAAAAGCTGCAATTACTTATTCAGTATATCCATAAATAAAACATTATGCCAGTAGATAAACCAAAAGCAGGTGAGAGTAGAGAGGATTACTTAAACTATTGTATTCCAATAGAAGTAAAATCAGGTAAGGAATCAAGTGTTGCAGCTGCTATTTGTAATTCATATTACGATAAAGATAAGATGTCTAAAATAACTGATACTCCATCTAAAGTAATAGCTAGTGTTAATTACAATACAAAATATAGAGGTATCAACTTACTTGCAAAAGAAGGTGAAGACCCTTGTTGGGATGGATATGAGATGATTGGTATGAAAGATGATGGTACACCTAATTGTGTTCCAATCAAATTAGCAGAAGTAGGGCCGAGAGGTGCAATAGTAGAATCTCCTAAATCACCAAAGGGTGATACACCAAATCCAAACCCAAAGGGTGAAGGAACTGCTAAAGGAGATGCAAGTGGTAAATCTGCAAAGGTTACTGCGGAACAAGAGAAAACATTAGAAGGTAAAGTAAAAGATTTTAACGAAAGAGAAAGTAATACTAAAAATGGTAGAGCAACTCTTGGTCAATTAAAATCAGTATTCCAAAGAGGATTAGGTGCATTTAATACATCTCATTCACCGGTAGTTAAATCAGCAGAACAATGGGCGTATGCTAGAGTAAATGCTTACTTATACCTATTGAAGAATGGTAGACCAGAATCTGAAAAGTATACTACTGATTATGATTTACTACCAAAAGAACATCCTAAAGCAAATAAATAAAATGAATTATAATAAATTTATACAGAAATTAGAAGAGATAGGTTGTCCTCCAGCAACTCAAAATATTTCACTTAATCTTGCTAATAGACAAACAGCAATCGATACAGCAATGTACGGACCATTGGATATAAAGAATCCAGGTGATTATTGGAAAAAGATTGGTGATGCATGGGGTGTTAGTGAAGAAATTGCTAAAGGTGAGATATGTGGTAATTGTGCTGCATTCGATGTAACATCTAAAATGTTAGATTGTATTGCAAAAGGAATTGGAACAGAACCATCAGATGACCCATACGATTTAATCGAAGCAGGTGATTTAGGTTATTGCAAGATATACAAATTTAAATGTAATGCAAATCGTAGTTGTTTTGCACATATCGATGGAGGACCGATAACTGATTAGTATGGAAGATAGATTATTACAATTAGAATTAGATATGGGTCATGCAAAGAGAGATATCGAAGAACTAAGAGATATCGTAATTGCACTATCCTATACTATAAATGATATTGATAAAAAAATAACAAACTTTTTAGATGGCCAAAGCGAAGGGTAGTACAACAACTACAAAAAATACTTTTAATAAAAAGAAATCTCAACCAAATGGTAAGAGTGCTTTTGGTCCAAAAGAACAAAAACCTAAAAAGTACAGAGGACAAGGAAGGTAGAATAGGTTAGAACCTAATTTTAAGCGGGCAAGGTTCGATTCAAAAATATAAATAAACAAAAGATATGGTTTCGTTAGTAGCAGTTCGTAAAAGAGATGGAGAAGAGATTAATTCACTTCTTAAAAGATTTAAAAGAAAAACTGAATCATCAGGTCATCTGATAGAATTAAAAGAAAGAAAATACTTTATTAAACCCTCAATGGTTAAGCGAATTCAAAAGAACAAAATAGAATTCAAACGTAAAGTAGAAAAGATATTGGAAAAAGAGAGAATGTTGAAATTGAAAAGTAGAATGTTATAGTTCTACTTTTTACGTTTTAGCCAATTCCTTGATACTTAATAATACGATATCAGTTACCCTAGTGCCATTGGGTGATATCCCTATTTTATTCCTTCATGGATACACCCCTCTTCCTTTCTGGTTGAGGGGTTTTTTGGTTATAAAATAATATCTTATTATATTTGGTAATATCAAATAATTTTCGTATCTTTGTATTTCTAAAGATTTCCTAATAAGAGCAATACTTTAGTTCAGTAAATTTTTCTGTTTAAAACATTATTTCAGAAAATTTTACTTATTTTAAATATTATATACGTTTATGGCTAATCACCTAGTATATAAGCTTAGAAAGAAAAGGATGTGGTCAGACATCTATAAAAATAACGAACTTATAGTTCAAACTAACCCAATGATGAGTAGAACTGACCTTCTACTCTGATTTGGGTTTTTTATTAAATTATGGCACTACCAAAAAGAGAAGATTGGTTTAAACACCAATTCAGAGCAAGAGAGGATGAGAAACTCATTCGTCTTAAAATTAAACACAAATCATCAGCACCTATTGGAGTCTACTGGCAATTAGTAGAACTAATTTATGAGAATGATGGATATATCAAATGTGATATTGAAGTTATTGCATATCAATTAGGTGATTCAGTTGAATTAGTAAAAAATGTAATAGATGATTGTTTTAATCTTACTGATGATAATAGAATTACACATAATACTATTTTGAGTCAATTAGAATTTAGAGAACAATCATATCAAAAATCGGTAGAAAAAGGTGTAAAAGGTTCTAATAAACGATGGGGTAAGGATAGTTCAACTATGGTTCAACCATACCTTAACCATACTAATACTATAATAGCCCCAATGGGCTTCGATAGCAGAGTACAGAGTACAGAGTACAGAGATGAGAGTACAGAGATAAGAGATAAGAGTTATAAAGAAGGTGTATTAGCTAATAACTTAAAAGCTAGTACTGAAAGACCTAATTCTTCTAATTCTTTTTTTGATGTTAAAGATACACCTATCCTAAGTGAATCAGAATTTGATAAATCATTTAATTTATAATAATATGAATAATACATACATTCAGCAAAACTATGGTACTTTTTTAAAAATGATGTTTGAAACATTAGATAGAAGAGAAACTACTGATTTAGAAACAAGAAACAATTACAAAGAAGTTTTAATTGATTATCTACAATTTATTTATCAGTTATCACCTTTACCACATTCATCAGAATTAGCATTACAACAAAAGTATATAGAAAGATTAGATATTCTATTAAAACGTTATATGAATATCGGTTCTGATTTCTTAGAAGATAGTAATGTAGATACTTTTTTAATTACACTTCAAAATAATATGAGGGATTATTTAACTCAAAATTTAGAATCTAAACTTTATAGTTACGAAAAAGAATATTATAGTAAGTTAGCATGGGATGCTAATAATTACAATCATATTGATAAGAACAGACATGATTTTCAGAATGAACAACAGAATGCAATTGAAAGATTAATAGCAAAAGGACCAAACTATGTAAATAAAGCATCTACAAATGGTATGGGTTAATAAAAAATAATTTAATCAAATCGCTGTTAAGAGCAAATCACAGCATATATATAATAGTATAAAATAGATATAATGGCAAAACAAATCACACTACTACCTAATCAATCACACTATGAGTGTGGAGGATGTAAAGAATCAAAACCAGCATCAGAGTTTTACGTAAATAGAAAAAGAAGTAATGGATTACAAGCATATTGTAAATCTTGTTGTAAAGAAAAGAATGCAGAATTCAGATTTAAAAGACCCACTTACTATTGGGGAACTGAAAGTGAGTTAGGTTACTTACAAAAGAATTACGATAGATTTATGGAGATTGTTAAGAAATCTTCAGCAGCAGATAAATCAAATAAGATTTACGCGATACCAACACCAGAGGGAACTTACATCGGAGCAACATCTCGTCACTTACATGCTAGAAAATCAAATCATAAATGGCAGTACATTGCGTATCGTAATGGTAATTACAAAACTCATAAGTTACCAGGATTATATGATACCTTTGATAAATACCCAATTGATTTGGTAGAAATTATGATTAACTCAACTTACATCTTAGAAGAGTGGGATGGTGATAGAACAGAGTTAATGCAGAAAGAAAGAGAACATATCACTAAATGGATTTCAGAAGGTAAACCAGTTCTGAATATCTTTAAAACAAAATAGTATGAAGAACATAGGATGTAAAATCAAATTAGGAACGATTCTAGCGGGCATCATTAACTTAATTACCATTGGGCAAGGAAAGTACCTCGCATCTTACATAGCAACGAAATTAGGGTATCAATCTTGTGGTTGTTGTGAAAGAGAAGAATGGTTAAATAAATTAACATGTAAGACATTCAATGGAGAATGTGATGGAATAAAATTAAATTAAACAAAACAAAAACAAAACAATTATGTCAGAAACAATTTTAACAGCGGTAAGTGGAAGTAGTAGTACACTTTTTGATATCAATGGAGCATTCAATCCAAATGTAGGGCAAGTACCTCAACCAGATAGAGCCTATATGATTGATTGGAGTAAATTAACATCAGTAAATGATTTAATTTTAATTCTTCAAATGTTAGGTATTGCATTTCCAGGTAACCATCCAGGTATACCTCAAATTCAAAAGTTCTTAGATTTTCAAAATTCAGTTCCTTTGAATGAAGTACAAAATCCATCATCAGAAAAATTAAAATAATAGTTTATGGAATTAAATGAAAATGAATTAGCTGAACTTAAATCAGTTTTAAGTAGTATCACCACAAGGATACCAGAACATCAAGTAGGTTACATTTGGAACACATTTAATCACATTAGAAAAGAACACGAACCACAACCATGTATGTGTGCATCGGCGGCAGGACATTGGATTCGTGCTATAGATTTTCTAAGAAACTATGTAAATAATAAATGATAAGTGGAAGTCAAGAATTAATATCAGAATGTAATCAAAGATTAGGAATACTTTATGAAACAAAACATAAGTGGTTCTTAAATGAAGCAAGAAAACTAACAAAGAATAGGGAAGAGAGCGAGGATTTAGTACAAGAACTTTATGAGTATCTTCATACTAAATGTAACCCCAAAATCTTTTATGGTGATTCATATAATATCTTTTATTGTAATAAATTTTTACATAGTAGGTATATGAACAAAACTAAAAAGATAAACAAAACCATTATCGTAGATAGAATAAAAGATAAACCCGATGAAGATATCTACGATATGGATTTTGATTTAAGATTAGAAAAAGCACATAACGATGTTCTAAGTGAATTAAACGATTTAAAAAGAACAAAGATGTGGACATCAGCCAAAATCTTTGAACTCTATTGGATGAGTAATGATACCTTAGATGAAGTTGCAAAGAAAATCGGTATAAGTAAATCAACCACTTTCATTGCAGTAAAAAAAGTACGTAAGTATTTAAAAAATACAATTGATAACCCATTTAAAGAAGAAGATGAAAGATAGATATCATAAAGAAGAAGGTACTAGAAGTAAATCAGGTAAGACAATCGTTAGAGTATCAAAAAGTGGTAGAAAGTATTATCATAATCCTACTCAATACAAAGAACGTACGGAAGAACTAAGATTAAAAAGAGAAAAGATTGGTGTTAAGACTAGAGGTGAGTATCCTAATCAAAGAGTAAAGATAATTTGTTCTGATAAAACATCTGATGCGTATATGAGATACTATAAACAAAAGTGTGATATCAGAGGAGAATATAAAAAATGGGTATTCATGAGTAGAGAAGAACATTTAGAATACTTTAAAAAATTATGGTTATTAATAGAAGGTGAAGATTTCCAACATTGGTTTAAAATAGATAACAAAACACAAGTAGAAAAGATGGAAGATGATTGGTGGGAACGTAAATTACAAAAAGAAAAAGATTACGATGGACACGGAGATGAGTATGGATATTAAAACCATTGCAGAGAAGTTATACCATAAGGTTTTAAACACCTTAGTGGTTTTAGGATTAATATGGGTAGGATTTGCGTTATCCTTTGATATCCTGATGATATACTTACACTTCTTTAATCCAGAAGTACAATCACAATTAATAACCAAAATAGAATTAGAATTTATAAACAAATTAAGATGAAACCTTTAATAGTAATAAGATATTCAAAAGATACAGAAGCAGATGATTTGATTAACGTTAATCAATATATAAAAAACCATCCTGCAAAAGATGATTACCATTTCTTTATTGTGGTAGACCCCGAATGGATTGGACCAATTGATTTCCAATACTTCAATGAACATACTTACCAATCTTCAATCCACTAATATATAAAAGTATAAATATATACACATACATCAACTACGAGATAGATAGAGTATGTTATTATTGTATTATACAAACTAATACAACGGATTATGGCATTTAAGAAGGGAGTAAGTGGTAACCCCAACGGAAGAGGAAAGGGAACTCCTAACAAAACCACTGCAGAATTAAAAGAGATTATCACACGAGTTGTCGGTAATCAATTAGATATGTTAGAGGATGATTTGAAGAAGATTAGAAAAGAATCTCCTGCAAGAGCAGCAGAGATTTATATGAAGATGGTAGATTACGTATTACCTAAACAAACAAAGATTGATATCGAAGGTCAATTGACACATAAGGTAGAAAAGGTAGTTATAGAAATAAAAACCAAAGATGATAGTAAAGGAAACGTGGAAACCAATACCAGCAATACCTAATTACGAAGTAAGTACATTAGGAAGAGTAAGAGGTAGTAAAGGTATATTATGCAGAGGTAGTCATAAATACCATTCAGTTGATTTATATACTAATGGTAAACGATTCAGTAGATATGTGCATAGACTTGTTGCGGAAGCATTTATTCCTAATCCAGATAACAAAGGTGAAATAAATCACATCAATGGTATAAAGGATGATAATAGAGTAGAAAACTTACAATGGTCTACACGTAGTGAAAATATGAAACATGCATATGATAATGGATTAAATATCCCACCAATTATGTTTGGTAAAGATAATCCGGCATATAAACACGGTCAACTATGCAAATAAACATAGAAACAACTATAACGTTCCAACATCTTCAGGAGAGTAAACACAGAGTTAGCCAACACATTGGTGGTACACGTTCTGGTAAGAGTTATGGTATCGTTCAATGGTTGATAGTACAAGGGATAGAATCTAAACAAGATATATCCATAGTGCGTAAAACAATCCCCTCACTTAAAAGAACTAACATAAAGGATTTTAAAGATATCCTACAAGAGTTAGGTCTATGGGTAGAAACTAATTGGAACTCCACAGAGAGAGTTTATCGGTTAGATAATGGTTCTACCTTCACCTTTGTTAATACGGATGACCCAGATAAACTACGCGGGTTTAAATCAGATATCCTTTGGTTAGATGAAGCATCAGAAATAGAAGAGAGTTCGTATTTCCAATTATCCATTCGTACATCAGGTAGAATCATTCTATCTTACAACCCAACTGTCTCACCTTATCATTGGTTAAGACAGATGCAAGATTGTCAAAGATTCACTACTACCTATAATGATAATCCATTTCTACCTAAAGAGATGGTACAATCAATTGAAGATTTACAAATAAAGAATCCTAAACTATGGACAATCTATGGTAAGGGTGAGTTTGCATTGAATGATAAAGCAATATATCAATTCCGTATCATAGATGATTGGGATGAGAACGATACACAATTCGTTGGATTCGGATTAGACTGGGGATACTCACAAGACCCTACAGCAGTTGTTGCGGTGTATAAGGATACTAACAATAATCTTTATGTAGAAGAAGTTCTGTATGAAAGAGGATTAGTAATGAATGATATTGCAACTAAGTTAAATCAATTCGGTATAGATAAGAGTTATGAGATATGGTGTGATAGTTCAGAACCACGTTCAGTAGAAGAACTATATAGATTAGGATTCAATGCTAAACCCGTAAAGAAAGGACCTGATAGTATTAAGTTTGGTATTAGTGTATTACAGAACTGGAAGATAAACGTATTGAAATCATCACAGAACTTAATCAATGAGATGTATGGTTATCAGTATGCAACAGATAAGAATGGATACACCACCGATAGACCCGAAGAAGGATTAGACCACTTAATGGATGCACTAAGATATGTTGGGTTAATGAAACTAACACAAACTGCACAGAAGAAAGGAACATACGCGTTATCGATTGGAGGAGCAAGAAACTTTTAAGATATGAAACAAGAAACGTGGACAGAAGAAGAACTTAAAGATTTAATCATCTTCGCACAACAAGTGAGATTAGAGAACGAAGAACTGAAAGCAAAGATAATCGCAATGGATGCGTATGTAAGAAACGGAGATGCTAAGATAAGACAACTAACACTCACTATAAGACAATTGATGAGTAATACAAATACATTCGATTTAAATTAAGATAATATGAACAAACAAATAACCTTAACCATACCAACAGATTGGAATGGAATCTCACTAAAGAAATACCTTGCACTTCAAAAGGAATTAACTAACTATGCAGAAGATGAAGATGCAGTAGTTGCAGTGATGTTAGAAACCCTATGTGGTTTAGATGCAAAGTATCTATCAGGTCTTGCAGTATCTGATTACCTAATGTTAAGAACTGAATTAAGTCAATTCATTGGTAGAGTAGACCATGAGTTAGTTCCTATTGTAGAATGGAATGGAAAGAAGTGGGGATTCGAACCTAACTTATCTAAAATGGCATATGGTGCGTATTTAGATATCAGTAAGTATGATTCACTTGCTATCGATGATAATTGGGTAAAGATAATGAATATCCTTTATCGTCCAATCGTTGAACAGAAGGGAACTATGTACACTACAAAACCCTATGATGCAACAGAGGATAATACCAAAGAGATGTTACAATGGGGAATGAACATCCATTTCGGAGCATTGTTTTTTTTTCTTCATTTGTCAACGGACTTAGTAATTTCTATCCCGAATTATTTGAAGGAGGAGGACAAGCATCCACACTCCATGCAAATTTTGCAAAGAAGTGGGGAAGTTACCAAACAATTATTGACCTCGCGGAAGGGGATATCACAAAGTTCGGAGAAGTAACTGGATATCCTTTAGAGATGTGTTTACTCTATCTAGCATACAAATCAGATAAAGGAGTATTAGAGAATCTAATCCATAGAGAGAATATCAAACGACAAGGTGGTTAAGTATAATCCGATTATTTGTTGTTATTAAAGTAAAACAAATTCATCTGATGGGTAAATGGTCTAATTCACGTAATGGAAATCTTCGTTATTCTGTTAATAGAGAAAACCAAAGTGGTGTCTATATAGGACCTACTTTAGGTTTATCATCTCCTAAGAATAATAGAAGAGGTTGTTTATGTCTACACGCAGATATATACGATGTAAGTTGTTGCAATGGCCATTTAATGGAACAAGGTATTGGAGTAATTCAAGCACCTTATAGAACCAACAATGGTGCATTCTCCGATGGTTATAGTGATGGATTTGATATCACAATTGAATAAAACAACTAACTTATATGTCAGCAGTATCTAAGAACGAATTAAAATACGATAATAGTGTATCGTTTCCAAACAATAATACTGGAGCAATTACTCCAGCAGATTTACGAGCATTTAACGTAGATTTGATTGATTCAACCGTCAACCAAACCATCTACACAGCAGAATCTGCATCTTTCAATACTAGGATAGTTGATACAAATACTATCATTGATGGATTATTAATTACTGCAAGTGTAGCAGGTGATGTATTAACTTTTACAAAAGAGAATGGTTCTTCTTTTAATTTAGTAATAACTGCATCGGTTGCAACCATTCCGTGGGATAACGTAACAAGTAAACCATCAGGATTAGTTTCTGGTAGTTCACAAGTAGTTAGTATCTTAAACCCACTAAATACATTCTCTGCATCACAAGATACAAAAAATAGTACACTCGCAACATATACTGGTTCAGTAGATACAAAGTTTTCTACATTAGGAACTTACACAGGTTCAGTAGATACAAAGTTTACAACCATTGGTGTTTATACGGGTTCTAATGATACTAAATGGAATAACTTAGGTTCTCAATCAGGTTCATTTGTAACTGAATCAGAGACAGGTTCTTTCGCAAGAACAAATACAACTAATACATTTACTGCAACTCAAACCATTAACGCGGATTTAATCGTTAGTGGTACAATAAATGCATATCAGATTGTTACAACCATTGAATCATCTTCGGTAATATTCAGTAGTGGTTCAAATATATTAGGTGATGCAACTAATGATACACAAACCCTTAATGGGACAGTAAGAGTATCAGGTTCACAACAGATAACTGGTAGTATGAACATAGATGGTGATATTAATATGGTCAATAATAGTAACTTAGTTACTCATCATATTAAGGCACAAGGTAGTAATGGTTTAGAATTACAAACATCCAATGGAACTAACATAGTTCAAATGGGTGCGGGTGGTGGAACTCAAGCAGCATTCGTAGGAGCAGTTACTGCAAACTCCGTATCTGCATCAACAATAAATGGTTTAGGTAATCCTGCAGCATTCTCATCATCAGTAGATGTTAGATTAGCTAGAACTGCAACAACTGGAAGTAATACATTTAATGGTAATCAAACTATTAATGGTACATCTAAACAAACATTTGCAGCACCAGGTGATAATACACAAACTGATTTCATAAGTGTAACTGGTGTAAATACTTCTGGTAAACCATACAACTATGTAAACTTTGGTTTTATAGATTATGGTGGTAGTGGTGGTAACTTTGATGATTCATTTGCATTTGAATGCTATGATAGTACTAATTACAACTATGGTTCTGAAATTACCTTAAATGGTCAAAGAGTAGATTTTGCAGTTCAGGCATCTGGTTCTGCTAGAGTTAGTAGATTTTCAATGAGAGATTTATACACTGGAAATACATTTGCTAGTTTATATGCAGATGATATGCAGTTTGGTGAATTTTCTGGAGGAACTGCTACAAGAATTGGTATCGGTCATACTGCATTACCAACATTACAATTAAAAGGACAGAACATTGGTGTTACTGGTAGTTTATCTATAAATGGTAATACCATAGTAACAGGTAGTGTAAGAGGTAATGTAAGAACACAAACTATTACATCTAACACTGCATCATTAGATTTCAGTACTACAAACTTCTTTGAACTAACTTTAGTATCAGGAAGTGATACAAGAGTAGAAGCAACTAATGTAAGGCCAGGTCAGACAGTAAGTTTAAAAGTAACACAAGCATCAGTAGTAGGAGGAACATTAACATTCTCTTCTCAATTTGATTTCCCATCTATAAGTCCATATACAGCAACCCAAAGTGGTAGTGCAGTAGATGTACTTACATTTGTAGTATTTAGTAATACGGGTTCAATCTATTCTGCTGGTGTAAATAATTTAAGATAATATGAGATTTACTCCATTCACATTTTTAGCAACTTCGGGTGTAATAATTGATTACCTTATCATCGGTGGCGGTGGAGGTGGTGGATACACTTTAAATGGTGGTTCAGGTGGAGGAGGAGCAGGTGGTGTTGTTTCAGGTAGTTTAAACTTATTACAACAACGTGCATATCCTATCTATATAGGAGATGGAGGAGCAGGTGGTACAAATACAACTGTCTCAGGTTCTAGTGGTGAATCATCATCATTCGATACAATATACACAGCAGCAGGTGGAGGTGGAGGAGCAGGTTCTAAAACACAAGTAATAGATAGTTTAACTTACAACTTATTTGTAACAGGCGGAACGGGTGGAAGTAGTGGTGGAGCAAGTTGTGCTTCAGTTACCGCTCAAGGCGTTCCTCCATATACATCTGAAACAGGTAGTAATATAGATGGGCAAGGATTTGATGGTGGATTCGCTTCTACCTATAACGTACGTTATGGTGGAGGTGGTGGAGGTGGAGCATCTACAATAGGTCAATCAGTAGTAACAACAGGTGGTGGTGTAGTAACAACACCAGGTAATGGTGGGTTAGGTATCACTTGGTTTGATGGTATAGATAGAGCAGGTGGAGGTGGTGGTTCAGGTGGAGCAGCAGGTGCTGATGCTGCTATTCAAAGTGGTAGTGCATCTTATGGTGGTGGTAATGGAGCAAAAGGTGGAACATTTGGAGCAGCAAGAAATGGAATTGATGGTACTTTAGGAACAGGTGGTGGAGGTGGAGGTGGTTTCACACGAGTTGCAGGAGATGCAAATGGAGGTTCTGGAGGTAGTGGTGTTGTAGTATTAAGATACTTATCATCTACTCCCGTTGGTACTGGAGGAACGATTACATCAGGTAGTGGATACATTTATCATACCTTTACTTCATTAGGTGTAAATGCATTTACTATAACCTAATATAAAAATATAAAATTAAAATAACTATTTATTAACTCGGCGGTGTTATTACTGCTATAAAGAAAAAAACAACAGATATGAATTCAAAAACAGTCTTACAAAAAATAATGACATTACTTTCTGCAGAGAAGGAAGTTGCATTTACTTACGCTAGATTGAAAGATGGTACAATTGTAGAATCTCCAACTTTTGATGTAAATGAAAAAGTAGAAATAGTTTCAGAAGATGGAACTAAAACCCCAGCACCAGATGGTACTCACGAATTAGAATTAAAAGATTCAGAAGGTAATGAAACCTACATCAAAGTAATTACTAAAGATGGTGTTATCGTTGAAAGAGAAAACGTAGAATTAGAAGATGTTAAGGTAGAAGCTACTCCTCAAGCAGGAAACGCTAATAAAGAAAACGTAATGCCAGAAGTACCAGGTCAAATTAAATCAGGTACAATCAATGCTGCAGAAGTAGATGAGGTATCGGAAGATTTACCAGAAACTAATGGTAAACCATTAGGTGAAGTAGAAGAAGAAACTGAATTGGCAATGATTGAAAAATTATCATACAGAATTGCTGAGATGGAAAAGAAAATTGCTAAGATGGAAGAAATCAAAGAAGCAATTAAAGAAGAAGAAATAGTAGAAGATGAGATGGAAGAAGAAGAGTTACCAAAATTAGATGGTGCTCCTACTGATTCTGTTAAGATGTCAGCTATTCAAACTAACACAAAAAATTATGGTAAGAAGATTGTTAATTCACAATCTAGTTTCTTATCTAAATTATATAAATAAACAAAAATATTTTTAACCTCAAAGGAAAAAGAAAATGAAAAAAAATCAAAACTTTGCAGCAGGTCAACCGATTGTAACCTCAACATATGCAGGTGAAGCGGCTTCAGGATATATCGCTGCCGCACTTTTAAGTGCAAACACTTTGGATAAAAAATTGATTACTATCATGCCAAACGTGAAGTACAAATCAGTTATCCAAAAATTAGACGTAAGTAACATTGTATCAGATGCATCTTGTGATTTCGCAACATCTGGTTCATCAGTAGCAATCTCTGAGCAAGTATTAACTCCAAAAGAGTTACAAGTTAACTTAGAATTATGTAAGCAAGAATTCGTAGATAGCTGGGAAGCATTACAATTAGGTTTCTCTGCATTCGATACTATCCCTGCATCATTCAATGATTTCTTAGTATCTTATGTTGGTGGTAAAGTTGCAGAAGCAACAGAAATCGCTATCTGGCAAGGAAGTAACACAAATGGTTCATTCCCAGGTTTTACAACTCTATTCTCTGCTTCAGTAGCAGTAACAGGTTCTACATCAGTAATTGCAGCAGGTACAAGTGGTCCAACTTCTAGAGCTGGTGCTTTATCTGGTTCAATCGATTCAACTAACGTAATCGCTAAGTTAGATGGTTTAGTATCATCTATTCCTAACGAAGTATATGGTAAAGAAGATTTAGTTATCTACATTCCAACAAACGTTGCTAAAGCATACCAACAAGCTACAGCAGGTCAAACTTCTGCTACATCTTACGGTGCTAACGGATACAACAACCAATTCACAATTGGTGCTAAACCTTACAACTACAATGGTATTGATTTAGTACTTTGTCCAGGTATGCCTTCTAGTAAAATGGTAGCAGCTCAAAAATCTAACTTATTCTTCGGTACTGGTTTATTATCAGATTACAATGAAGTAAGAGTATTGGATATGGCAAACTTAGACGGTTCACAAAACTACCGCATTATCATGAGATACACAGCGGGTGTTCAGTTCGGTATCGGTGAAGACATCGTATACTACGGAGCATACTAATTAAAAAAAATATAAAAGGGTGGGTTACTACTCACCCTTTTTTTAACTAACTCAATAAACGGGAAAATATTATGGCATTAACAGGTCTAAATTGTCAGTTATCTGCTGGACGTAATGAAGTATGTAAGGAATCCGTTGGAGGTATACAAGGTGTTTATTTTATTAACTATACGACTGGTTCGTTTAGTAAAACAAACAACGAAGTAACTGCCATTCCATCTGGTTCAGTATTATATTACTACGAACTTAAAGGTACATCTGCATACACAGAGACGGTTAATTCATCAAGAGAAAATGGTACAACATTCTTTTCACAAGATTTGACATTGAACTTGAAAAAATTAACTAATGAAATGACCACACAATTAAAGTTGATGGCTTACGGCCGTCCACAAATCATTGTATGGACACAAAATGGTGAGTCGTTATTGTTGGGTGAAAAAGAAGGGTGTGATGTAACTGCAGGAACTATTCAAACTGGAGGAAGTTTAGGTGACCTATTTGGTTATTCTGTAACTCTACAAGGACAAGAAAAGTTACCAGCTGCATTCTTATCAGGTTCAAACACAACAAACGCTTTAGGTGGTTTAACACAAAACTTCTCTGTTGTATACGGTGCATAACTATATATAGCATAACGAATAGAAAAGGTGAGACAGAGTTTCACCTTTTTTTATGCCCTAACTATTTCTAGATAAAATGGTGTTATTATATGTAAAGACTTAGATAATGCTACCATATTATATCTCACAATCCAATTCCTACACCTTTAGAACCGAAGATACTGGTTCTTCAACGAACTCATATACAATGAGTTTAACAGATATGATGGGGTTAAACACCTTTACAGGAAGTATGAGTGGAACTCAATTCACTGCATACGAAAATATCCTTGCATTTACAGCATCTATTAGTGGAGCATATGTAGGTTCTGAATATAGAATGAGAGTGATTAATGGTAATTCTGTAATTTGGAATGGTACAATACAAGTATATGCATCACAATCAATGGATAAATCAGTATATGAGAATAAGAATACACAATACATCTCAAATACATCCGAAAACAAATATGTAATTTACGAATAATATGAAACAACAACAAAACTTTGCAATTGTAAATGTAAACAATAATCAGTTACCGATTATTAATGAGGATACTAAAACTCGTTATAGTTGGGTGCCGTTTGGAGTTTATGGACAGGATGATTTTTTTGATGCAGTAGTAGCTGCACACAATGTATCCACCACTAATGCAGCATCAATAGAAGGTATCGCGGATTTAATCTTCGGTAAGGGGGTATATTCAAAGAATGAGGGATTCAATTCACAATTACAAAGAATCATACCACAAGAAGAAACAAAACGTGTAGCATTCGATTTAAAGTTGTTTGGTAATGCAGCATATCAAGTCTATTGGAATGATGACCATACTAAGGTAATTAAATTATATCACGTACCAATCCAAACGATTCGTGCTGAAAAGATTTATGATAATCCTCGTATTGAAAACTATTACTATTGTACTGATTGGAAAGACCATCGTAAAGTAAAAGATAAGAAAACAATTCCTGCATTTGGTACATCTAAAGAAAAGATGGAACTAATGTATATTAAGAATTATTGTCCAGGATTTTACTATTACTCTTTACCTGATTGGGTTTCAGCATTACAACTTGCAATATCAGAAGGTGAGATAAGTAACTTACATTACAATAACATTACGAATGGTTTCTTACCATCTGTAATGATTAACTTTAATAATGGAGTTCCTGCACCTGAAGAAAGACAAACAATTGAAGATTTAGTTCAGGCTAAGTTTACTGGTACTGATAATGCTGGTAGATTTATGTTATCCTTTAATGATGACCCTTTAC